TACATCTGGGGGCCGACCAAGGATCAGGAGGTGTGGCGGCGCCTGTCGGAAAAACTGACGACGCCGATCGAAGGCCGGCCGATCAAGATCGCCTTCGTCGACTCAGGGTTTCGGCCCGGCAAAAAGGAGTCGCTGCCGATCCATCGGGTCTATGAGTTCTGCCGCAAGCACAAGCGTTTCGTCTTCGCGACCAAGGGCTCGTCGACCCCGATGGCGCGGCCGCTGATCGAGTCGGCGATCGAAGTGACGGGGATCGACGGCAAAGCGAAGAAATACGGCCTGCATCTCCTGCGCCTGGACACCGACCATTGGAAAGCCGTCGTCCACGAGCGGTTGTCATTCGACCGCGATGCGGCCGGCGCGCTGCGCCTGAACGACGCCGCGGACGACGATTATTGCCAGCAGCTCGTCGCGGAGGCTCGGGTCAAGGGGCCTTCGGGCCGTTGGATCTGGGTGTCGCGCTACCGGGAAAACCATTTCCTCGATTGCGAGGCGATGGCCGCCGCTGCGGCCTGGCGCGTCGGATCGGATCGACAGAAAGCCATCAAGGCGGAAACCAGGTCTTCGACGTCCGTAAGCCTTGATCCGCCCGACCTCGAGGCGGTTCCTCAGGCCAAAGCGCCGGAACCCATCGTCGCGACGGCAGTGGCGCAGAAAGCCATTCGCGCACGCTTCGCCAGTTTCGCGCACAGGTTGAACCGATAGGAACCGCATGGGGCTGATCAATCGTCTCGGCGCGCTGTTTGGCGGCGCCCGGGCGCCCATGCGCGGCCGACCCGGCGCAGCCTATATGCGCAACGAGCGTCACGCGCTCTTTGAAAACTGGTATCCGATCCTGCGCGATCCGCGCGAGGATGTGCGCGCCGCCTACTGGCGCGCCGCCGCGCGCACGATCGACCTGCTGCACAATTCCGGGTGGATCGCCGGGGTGGTGAACAAGGGCTGCGCCTCAATCATGGGGACGGGCCTGCGGCTCGCGTCGAAACCCGATTACGGCGCGCTGGGGTGGGATCAGAAAGCGTCCGACAGCTGGGCGCGAGAAGTCGAACGGCGATGGGAGCTCTGGGCGAATACGCCGCTCGAGTGCGACGCCGCCGGAAAACACGATGTCCATCAACTCTGCAAGGCGGCGTTGCGTAGCTACTTCGCCCATGGCGAATGGATCGCCTGGTATCGGTGGCTGCCGAGGCCGGAATCGCAAACGGCGACCAAGATCCATCTGATCCCGGCGCATCGGCTCGTTCAGAACTCCAATGGCCAGGACCTGTTCCAGGGCGTGAGGGTCAATAAGACGGGTCTGCCCAAGGCCTATCTCCTGCGCCTGACCAGCCCGATCATGGAGACGGGGCAGATCCTCGAAGTTGCCGCACGCGACGCCGGCAATCGGCCGGTGATCAGGCACTGTTTCGACGGCGACATAGGGCAGATGCGGGGGATTTCGGTGTTCGCGCCGGTGCTGCAGGTGCTGCGCCAATATGATCAGCTCTCCAACGCCACTCTCTCCACGGCGCTGGCGCAGGCGATCGTTGCGGCGACGATCGAGAGTCCGTCGCCGACACAGGACGTGCTGCAAGCGTTCGAGAGTCTCGAAGAGCAAGGCGTTGGCGGCAGCCTCGACAGCTACCTCGACGCCCGCGCCGGCTGGTACGACAAGACGAACTTCGATCTCGGTGGACTCGCGAGGATCGTGCACCTGTTCTCGGGTGAGAAGCTGAACTTTCAGCGCAGCGAGACGCCCAATTCGAATTATGAGCCCTTCGTCCGCTTCCTGCTGCGCGAAACCGCGGCCTGCGGCGGCTTCACCTTCGAGGACGTGACCGGCGACTACACGGGCGCGACCTATTCCTCGATCAAGATGAGCACGACGACCAACTGGCCGATCCAGCTGTGGCGGCGCTCGCATATTGCGGCGCCCTTCTACCAGTCGGCCTTCGAGTGCTGGCTCGAAGAGGGAGTCGAGCGCGGCGATATTGCGTTCCCGGGCGGCGTCGAGGCCTTCCTCGCCAATCGCATGGCGGCCTGTCGCGCCGACTGGCGCGGGCCCGCAAAGCCGGTGCCGGACGAGGTCAAATTCGCGGCGGCGCATGAGAAGCTCTACGGCATGGGCGTGATCACCGCGGAATACATTGCCGCGGAGCTCGGCCAGGACATCGAGGACAATTACGATCAGCTCGCGCGCGAGATGGTGATGCGCCAGCAGCGCGGCTTGCCCGAGCCGACCATCATCACACCCGAGCCGATCATGGAGAAGGAGCCGGCCGATGAGTGATGCCGTCGACTGGACCAACCCCTGCGAGCGTTTCGCGGCGTTGAGCAAAGCTTATTACAGCCTCGTCACCGGCGCGCTGGAAACCGAGATCCGCACGCGCACCCTGGACGCCGAGGAAATGGTGCGGTTCAGCCGCGCCGACATGAACACGCTGCGAAACGAGATGCGCGCCGCCGAGTCCGCTTGCTGTGCACTGATCGGCGTTCCGAATCCCAACCGGCGCTTCGCCATGCCGCTGACTTACCGGTCGGCGCGTAGGCCCGCAAATTACGACCCGACCGACCCGCGAGGTTGATGTGTCGAATACGCTTCTCCTTCGGATCGCAGACCGGATTCTCAACCGCCCGCTGCTGATCCTGCCGGAAAAGCTCGTCCTTATCTCGGAGGTTCTCGCCGGCCGGATCGGCATTGACGCTGCTCTGGCCCCTGACGCCTCCCGCTTCGTTGGGGACGCGACCGAGACGGACCCGAGCGGCCGGACGGTCGGCAAGTTGCCCTATCGCCGCACAGCGGAGGGAACGGGGATCGTCACGGTCACCGGCTCGCTGGTGAACCGCGGGGCTTGGATCGGCGCGCAGTCGGGTATGACGAGCTACGAGGGCATCGCGCATCAGATCGAGAGCGCGGTCAGGGATTCAAAGGTCAGGAACATCATCCTCGACATCGACTCGTCCGGCGGCGAGGCCGTCGGAGCGATGGAAACGGCCGCGCTCGTTCGCAAAGCGAATGAAGCAAAGCCCGTCTACGCCATGGTCAACGGCATGGCGGCCTCGGCGGCCTATGCGCTGGCGTCGGGCGCCAAGGCGATCATTTCGACGGAGTCTGGCGTATCCGGCTCGATCGGCGTGGTGCTGATGCACGCCGATTACTCGCGCGCCGTGGATCGGGCCGGAATCACGCCGACCCTGATCCACGCCGGCGCCCACAAGGTCGACGGCAATCCCTACGCGCCGCTGTCGAGCGACGTGAAGGCCGACCTGCAGGCGGAGGTCGACCGCTACTACGCGATGTTCATCGACGCGGTGGCGGCCGGCCGAGGTCGTCGTTTATCGGCCAGGGCTGCGCGGGCGACGGAGGCCCGAACCTTCATCGGCGGCGGCGCCAAGGGCGCGGGCCTCGTCGACGATATCGGCTCCTTTGCCGAACTTCTCGGCCAGCTCTCCAAAGCCGGATCCCGCGGCATGAAAGGAACACGGATGAACATGCATTCTGATGAAGACCTCGCGCGCGCCCGCGCCGAGGGCAAAGCCGAAGGACTGACCGAGGGTCGCGAGGCGGGATTCGCCGCCGGCAAAGCGGAGGGCGCAAAGGAAGGTTACACGGCCGGAGCCGCGGAGGGCCGCCGCATGGGCGCCGAGGACGAGCGCGCCCGCATCAAGGCGATCCTCGCCCATCCCGAGGCCACAGGCCGGGAGACCTCGGCGCGCCACCTCGCGCTGAACACCTCGATGAGCGTCGAGGACGCCGCGGGCGTGCTGGCGGGCGTCGCCAAGTCCACCAGCATCGCGGCCCGCGCCGTCGAGACGGTGACGGGCGCCTCTCACGTCGGGGATGTGCCGAACCAGAACATGCAGCCCGGCGCGGCGTCCTGGGCCTCGATCGCCGACGAGCTCAACGGCGAGGTTGGCCGCCGCGCCGGCGCAGCTCGCTAATCCACGGAGTTCTCACCCATGACCGCCAAGGGCATCACGCTCTATGAAGCGAAGCACGCCTTCACCTTCGTCGTCTCGGAGGATTCCGACGGCGCCGGCTATCTCTCCCGTGACACTTTTATCGCCGACGGCGGCGTCTCCGGCGTCGACTTTCTCGTCGGCGAGATTTTCGCCGTCGTCGACGGCAAGGCCGTCAAGCTGAACCCGGCCGCAACCGACGGATCCGAGAAATTCGCTGGCGTCGCCGGCTATCGCGCCAAAGTTCCCGCCGGCCAGATGATGGAATTCGTCGGGATCAACCGGCACGCCACTGTGCGCGGCGCTGACCTGACCTGGCCCGCCGGCATCTCCGACCCGGACAAGGCCGAGATCGTCGCGCAGATGGACGCCGCGTTGATCAAGATCCGCTGAGCGGCTCCCTAACCATCAGGATTCCCCTTCATGGCCATCATGGACGTCTTTTTGGGCGACGCCTTCTCCGCGCGCTCGCTGACCGCGGCTGTCGACCGCTACAGCTATGTCCCGAATTTCCTCGAAACACTCCCCGGCCTCTTCACGCCCAAGCCCGTGCGCACGGCGGAAGTCTGGATCGAGGAGCGCGACTTTGCGCCGGCGCTCATCCAGACCTCGCCCCGCGGCGCGCCCCCCTCGCAGCGCGGCGGCGAGCAACGCAAGGCGCGCGCCTTCATGACGACGCGCATCGCCGACGCCTCCCGCATCTGGGCCTATGAGATCCAGAACGTCCGCGCCTTCGGCGACGAGGCGGCCGTCAAGGACATGCAGATGGAGGTGGCCCGCCGTCAGATGAAGATGAAGGCGGACTTCGCGCTCACCAAGGAGAACATGCGCCTCGGCTGCATTCAGGGCGTCGTCGTCGACACCGACGGCACGGTGATTTACGACTGGTTCGAGGAATTCGGCCAGACGAAGCCGACCGAGCGGATCTTCGACTTCTCAGCAAGCGCCTCCGAGGGGGACATCCGCAAGGCCACCAACGCCATCAAGCGCCGCATGGTGCGCAATCTGAAAGGGCTCGGCGGCGCCGGGGTCGCCATCCATGCGCTCTGCGGCGACGATTTCTGGGACGCCTTCATCACCTGCCCGGAGATTCGCCACACCTATCAGGCGCAGATGGCGCTTGCCCTCCAGAATGATGTCGGCAACGCGTGGGAGAGCTTCAAATTCGCCGGGGTAACCTGGCACAACTACCGCGGCACGGACGACAATTCGACGGTGGCGATCCCGGCGAAGAAGGTAAAATTCTTCCCCGTTGGCGCGCCG